CCGCCTGCAAAGAACTCAGCCTTCTCAGCCGATGACAGGATGTTGTTAGTGAACAGCAGGTTGTCAACACCGCCCTCGTAGTCTTGGTATGTACCCTGACCGAAAGCGATCCCACCCCGACCAAAGTCGATGGAGTCGTTGACGTGCGAACTGTTGTCGCGGTGCGTAGTGTTCATGGTTGTGTGTGAGCGACGCGTACCGTCCAGCCAGTAGCTGATCTTGGTGCCGTCACACTCGACGAGGATGCGTGACCCTGCCGATGGGGCGTACCACGTGTTAGCCTGTGCCACAGAGTCGTAGCCGTTAGCCACGTAGAAGCCCCAGTTGGTGCCTCCACGACGTAGTGATATGCCGTTGTCGCCTGACCGCCAGAGCGTCATGAACTTGCTGTCTGTGGTGACAGACGGAAGCTCGACTATCTCCATGCCTACAGTCCACGTTGCGGTGTAGTCCATGATGGACCCAGTGCCGCTCAGTGAGAGGTAGTCGTTGACGCCGTCCATGCGGATGAACGCGTCGTCAGGCGTGCTCTGGTCAGCCGAAGGCGCACCCGGAGCGGCGAAGATGTACTGCACGTCCGTACCGATGTAGTCGTACCCAGCGTCCCTGACGACGAACTCGTAGTGACCTGCGGGGTATCCACTGGACGTAGAGATGTTAGCGAACATAACCTCTTCGGAGTCGTCCATGAATCCAACGGAGGAGGTCAGGTCCAGCGTACACTCAACGCGCGGCAGAGTCGGGAAGTCACCCGGATCAACGCCCCAGTACAGGAAGATGGTCTGACCAATGTAGGCGGACAGGTCCAGTCCCGGTACAGTGTAGACGAAGCGTGAGCGATACCATGCGGCCGCGTCGTCGCCCGCGCCTGTGGGCTTGGTGTACATGACGAAGTACGGAGCGCCGCCCGCACGTACCTCTACGGTAGCGTACATCGATCGGATGTTAGGCACCGCCATAGTCAGCACGGGGTTGCTGTTGGTCAAGAAGTACCAGTTGATCTTGTTGGTTACGTCCGAGCTGTTCTTGAAGTACCAGCCTGACGTAAGGTTCAAAGGATCAGTGATACCCTGAGCACCGTCAGCGTACACCCGCAAGTCTGTGTTCAGGAGAGCGCTCACGCCGCCGTCGAACGATCCGTTGATCAACGCGGTGAGAGTGTCCTCTGATGCTCCAATAGGTACCCATGAGGCACTGCTGGAGTTGTATACGTATAACTGCTGAGCTGTAATATCTACTACCCAGTCTTTGTCTTGTGGTTCTTCTAGCGTGTTCATAGCGACTGGGCTGTCCACTACGGCGCGCAAGTTGCCTGTGTCTTGTAGCGCGCCTAAAGCGTTACGAACCTTGTCGTTCATGTATCCATAGTACCCGCTATCGTATGTTGATAAGTCTATTGTCATTAGTGGTTTCCTTGGTGGATGGTTAAAGGCCTCTGATTCCCGCCATCCTTGGCGTTATTATTAGGTCAAGGGGTATGTAGGCACCCCCGTATTATCTACCACACGCTTACGCGTAAAGCCGTCTGTGTCGGTAGTAATCTCTGCTTTCAGTGCGGCCGGAGTCCAGCCTAGCTGAAGTGTCTCGTCATCGTCCGTTGCGATAGCGGTTGTTGTTGTTCCGTTCTGTGAGCGGACTGTAGGCACGTACGTCGGCTGTCCGTTCTGACTCACCACAGTGATCGGTACGTCTGCCACGATGTAGCCTGCGTCCAGCGGGCCTGCCAACTGCTGTACGCTCGGGTCTTCGGCCAGCGTAGGCTCGTTAGCAATGATACCCGAGCACGGGAAGTACTGCTCCTCTGGGGTCGAAGGTGTGAGCCCTACCCCGTTGGACCCTCTCGTCAGCGGTATGGTGTACGCCAGCTCTGCCTTACCTGTGGCGTCGTTCCAAGCGTAGTACTTGGCTGTGCCTTCGTATGGTGAGCCGATGGCTACTCCTGAGTTACCGCCGTCGCCGTTGTCGTCAATGAAGAACGGCTGTGCTACCACCTGAGACATGGCGCTGACAGGGATCATGGGCGATGCCTCAAGACCCGCTGAGTCCGCACCAGAGTAGGCTACCGCTAGGCCGTTGACCCGCAGTCGTGTACACCCGTTGGGCTCGTAGTCCTGATCGGATGCGCCTGTGCCGCTGGCACTGTCGAAGTCTACAGGAACGCCGGGGCTCACCGGCGGGAAGTCGCCAGTAGCTCCGTCACGTACGTAGTACTTGGACGTGGTGTTGTCGTACGGTGCGCTTACGAATCCAGAGCGGGGCCATGTCATGCCGTCGTTGGTCAGGGGCATAACGAGACGTGCGTCGTAGAATCGCTGAGCGGTATTGCCGGGAGTGGTACCCATATACGCCTGAATACACGCCATGACTGCTGACGTGCCAGACAGGAAGTACTCTCCGTTGGCGTCTGTGTAGAACCGCGTCAGCTCGAACGGCGCAAGGTCGCGAGGCTCTTGGTCTTGTACCTGATTACCATCCCTAGTGAATGTAACCGTAGAAGGTAGCGGCCCGTTTACCACGGTGACCTGACCGGTGGAGTTACCTGTGCCGGGGTAGTTGTTGGAGTTACGGAACGCGTACATGAACGTACCCGTGAACGCTAGACCCAGCGACAGTAGAGGCATAGGCGATTCGTTACTGCCTTGTATCTGCTCACTACAGCCGTAGAAGCCCTGCGTCGATGTGATGATCGCGCCTGCTGACAGGCCCGTGAAGCAGATGGGCTCACCTGCCGACATGAACTCTCGGTACAGTACGTTGGCGTTGTTGTAGTCCGCGCCCGAAGCGTACACCTCGACCACGTTACCGTCGCCCAGTGAACAGCCCTGCACCTTGCCTGTGTTCGTAGCGCCGACCGCCAGTACCGTCAATGCGGGCTGGCCGTCGTTCGCCAGTAGAGACTGCTCAAGAGCCAGTGCCGCACCCTTGGCGTTAGCCACAGAGCCGTCGGGGGTTACGCCGCCGCCACCCTGCTGAGAGCCTTGGTAGAACAGCATACCTACAAAGGTGTTGACAGTAAACAGCGTTCCGCTGTCGAATGCCTCTACCGGTACAGTCACGTAGTCGCCGTTGTCGATTACATCGCCGGTGACCGTGAAGTTAATGAACGAGTCTTGGTTGTCCTGCTGTTGCAGGTAGATCATGTAGCCCGTGGTCAGCAGGGACAGGATGTTGCCCACTGATGAGTTAGGGTAGGATGTCTTGTTCAAGTACAGCTCGGTGACCGCCGACGGGTCCGTGCTGTTCATGCGGAAGTAGTTCACGCTCGGGGCTGTGGTGCCTGACAGGTAGAGCCACTTCAGCTCAATAGAGCCGGAGTTGGGCGGAGCCTCTGCGAAGAGCTTGCCGTCCGTTCCTTCGACGATGATGTTGTTAGCGTCGGTAGAGATCAGGTCGCCGGGGTTGCTAGGCGTCTGACCTACCAGCGTGTCTACCTCAGACTTGCTGTAGATGTCCAACGAGGAGCGCATGCCGGTGGCCGTGTTGGTGTACATGCGGTTATTGACTGTGCTGTTGCCGCTGAAGAACCTGTCGTCCTCGTTGCGATTAGAGGTAGTACCGGACCATAGGAACTGCGACATGGTGACGCGCCGGAACGCAGTGTCGGCGTTAGCGTCACGCAGGGCTATAGTGTCTGGGTCAGCTTCAACAGACAGGGGAGGTAGCTTGTCCAGTGAGTCGTCAGTGCCGCCGTTGCCACTGCCACCGTTGTGCTGAACGAGCAACTGGGTGGAGCCGTTGTTGTTGGTGAGGCCGAACGGTAGCTCAATGTACTCTTCGGTACCGTCGGTCATCTCGAACACTAGGTCGCCGTCGGCGGCTTGGCTAATCTCACGAATACCTCGGCCGTCTTCGCCGTCTTCTCCGTCTACGCCATCCTTACCGTCCCGTCCGTCTGAACCCAGTACGCCGTCCTTACCGTCAAGACCGCGTGGGCCTTCCGGTCCTGCGGGACCAGTGGGACCAGTGGGACCAGCATCTCCTGCCGGTCCCTCGGGTCCACGTGTGCCTACCTTGACTTCTTCCCTGATCCCTTGTATCTCGCTACGGAACTTGTCCAGTAGCTTGAACATTGGAAACTCTGGTCTGTCATCCGACACTACACGTTCTCCTCAGCAAGCCGAGCAATCAGCTCCTGCTCTGCGCGTTGCTTAGCCCGATCGACGCTTGCCTGTTCCTTGCTCTCGATCTCGCGTTCTTTCAATAGCAACTCGGATAGCTTGACGCGCTTCTCGAAGTCGTCGTCTACGGCGCCGTCGTTGTTCTGGTCGCTGTACTTGAGCGTGACTTCCTGTGGAGCAAGTTGAGCCTCGACGTTATACTTAGTTGCTCTGCTCTGGCTCTCTGCGGCCTGTGCATTAAGAAGCGACACCTGTCCCTGAGTGATCGCCATCTGCATCTGCTGGGCCTGCTGTGCCGCCTGTTGTGCGGCTGGGTCTGGCTGACTGCCTGCTTCGATAGCGGCAATGAGCTCCTCGCGGTTCGTGACGTTGAGGTGGTCGATGATGCCTTTCACAATCGCGCCGTGTGCTGGGGACTCTGGCGGGACGACTTGAAGGATCTGCGACAACTGGCTCACCTCGTACTCGCGGGCCATAGCGCCCAGTGACGAGAACGGGATGAAGTTGTAATCACCGATGGGGTATTCTTCGGGGTTGAACTGCATGTACCGGAACGCCGCCTTGCGGACGAACGGGATCAGGAAGTTCTCTTGGAAGTTAACTAGGGTACGCTTCTGGCGCTTAACGATCCCGCCTTGGGACATGGACATCCCCGCCGCAGTGACGTCATTCTGGACTTGAGGCATAGAGCCGTCAGAGGCGCCAGTAGCCTGAGACACCATCTGCTGAAGGGCCGCGCCCTGCTGGAAGGTGATGGCGTTCAGTTGACCAAAGTTGAACGGCATAATGCTCTCTTGCGGAGCGCCGTTGGTCAAGAGCATACGACCCGGACGTACTTCCAGCTTGTGACCACGCGGGATACGTGTGGCGTCAACAGCCATCATTGGGTGGGTCGTAAGGGCGAGTGCGTCGATTCGCGCTCGGAGTTCCGCGTCGAGGGCCTTCTGAGACATGTAGCCTTTCTCACAGACACCGCGACCCCAGAATATGTTAGGCACCACGTCCCACTGGAACGCGACTACCGGCCGGTCTTGGCACATGTAGGGGTTGGGTATAGCCTTCAGTATCGTGTCTTCGTTAGCGATGACGACAATGGCTTCCACAAGACTTCCGGGCTCGTCGATGTCGTCTTCGTCCACTCCTTCCGCAATGAGGTACTCGCGGGGTACTTTGCCGTAGTACTTGGTGAGGCGTACACGGCCCTTGGGTCGGCTGTCCACGTCCGCGTCAAACTCGATCTCTTCATCTGATGCGGATTCTCCTACGTACTGGTCGTCTCTGTATACGCCCTGCTCTTGCAACTCCTCGACGATGTGGCGGCTGACGTACTCGTCAATCGCTACACCCAGAGCCGTATCCACAGAGGACGCACTGGGGTCGATCAGGAAGTTCTTGGGCTGTACAGGGTTCAGCTTCACCAGCGGGCGGTAGGTCTCGTTAACGCCTACGGCCTGCATGGCTCCGTCCATCATGGGCTGAGTAGCAGGCTTGTACACCTTCTGCTCTTCGATAGTGATCTCTGCGATCCCTGTGCCGTAGACGGCGGCGTTGATTAGCACCTCTGCCACTGAACTCCGAACTCGGGCGTGGTGGAAGTCTTCGTGTAGTTTCTTACGCAGGAACACCATGTCGCCAGTCTGCTGGTCGGCGACGTCGTCGCGTATGTCAAAGATCTTACCGCGACCGAACGTAGCTTCTTCAACTTCTGCGACGTTAGACTCGACGGCCTGTGCCAGCGCAGGGGCGATGAGCTTAGACCGCTCGGACTCCCGGTCGCTGTCGTCAGCAGACCACTGGTTACGGAAGAGTCTGTAGTACTCCTCGAACTTCTGGCTGTAGTTGCTCTCGAAGTGGTCGCGCCAGTCTTGGCACTTGCCCGTCACCCAGTCGGCCAGTACTCCGTCATAGGAGACTTCGCCATCAAACTCATGCTCGAATATCTTGTCGTCCATTAGTATCCCGCTATGCTGTCGATGGGCTCGTAGTCGTCTTCCATGTCTAGGTCGGAAGCGTACGGCACAAGCGCCATCTGGTCAATGTAAGCCAATGCGTCGAGTAAGTCGTCATGCACTAGCTGTGAAGGGAATGCCGAGGCTTCGTCTACGAAGGTTAGGTTCCAGTCGCCTTTCTTGAGCTTGATCTTGCTATGCTCGAACCTGCCTTGCAGTGCCCACAGTATTCTATCCTGCTTCTTCTGGTTGCCGTGGCTCAATAGCTCAATACGGAACACTCGGTGCGTGCGGCGCATGACATCGTTCAGCGGATTCATTACCGCCTGCTGTGCGATGCCCTTCTCAATGCCAACACTAATAGGCTTGTACTTCGCCACCGCATCGAATATCTTCTGAGCTGTCTCGTCGAGGGTCCAACGTCCGTGTACAATATCCTCGACATACCACGTTCCTGAGTCATCGACAAACACAATAGCCATTGCGCTGTTGTCCCTGCGCTTGGTCTTGTTGCCCCTGTCGGACTCGAAGCCCGCCAAGTCCACCGCTATGTAGTAGTCTCCGTCAGAGCCTACGGTGCGCTCTTCGTAGTACCCAAACGATTCAACGTCGAAGTACTCACTACCCTGTGCGTCAAACGAGGCCATGTACTCCTGCCGGAATGCCCAGCCGGGGAGCGTAGACTTAGCGTGGTCGATCTCTTCCTTGTCCATGAACGGGTTATCGTATGAACTATACGACCATCCGTTCCAGTCATTCCAGCCGCCTACTGTCGCGCCCATGTACATGTCGTAGAAGTGGTTGCGCCCTTCGGGTGTCCCGATGAACAACGCATGTCCCTTCTGGTCGGACAACGCGGGACGCAGAATAGCTTCCCATACGTCGGCCTTCATGAACGCTAGCTCGTCCATGACTAGGTACTTCAAGGAGACACCACGTAGCGTGTCCGGTCTGTCAGCACCCTTGAGGTAGATGGTGTTGCCGCCTGCAAGCGTGATCGTCAGGTTGTTGACGTTCGACGCTTCGACGATCTCCCCAGCTAACTCGAAGATCTTATCCCATAAGATGTCCCGTGCCATGCCCTGTGTCGGGGCTACGTAGAACACCTTACCGCCTTTGCCGTTCAGCGCGTTGGCTATCATCGCAACGGCCGCTAGGTGGGACTTACCTGTTCGACGACCCGCCGCT